ACCATCAACTGTCATGGCATCAAAAGTTTGTTTAACTAAAATTAAAAACTCTGGCGACCTTCTTAACGACCCAATCTCTTGGTTTGATTTTGCGTTTTTAATTTTTGCTAAAATGTCGGATGATGCTGGATCAGGCGCCATTCTAACATCTGGTACATCTGTAAAGTCACCTTTAGCAGATATGTTAGCTACATTTCTACCGGCAATCATTTGTAGTATTTGGTTTTGATGTTTATTAGTTACACCCATCTCATCTACAAGAACTTTTGCCTGATCGTTTAAACCATTTAATTGAGTTTTGGCTACGTCAGGATCTATCTCATTGTTCTTAACCTTGTTAACTATTTCATCGTATTTTTTATATATGTAGTTTGCAGCACGTTTTGAGTTTGTAGGTAAATTATAAATACCTTTTGCAACAGCTGGACCTAGCAAACTTAAAAAAGCTAACTCACCATAAAAAACAGCTTCACCAGCTTGGTAACCAAAACTTTTAGACAACACTTCTTGCATTTGTTGTTCTTTTGTTGCCAAAGCTTCAGTCAAGTCCATCTCAGTTAATTCATTCATTTTGTCTACGCTAATATAATCCCTGTAGACAGGATCTGGACCATGCCTACCCTTTTGTCTTTTGGTTTTTATTCTTACTTTAAAAAAAGAATTTCTGTGTGGGTCCCAAACAACAGGATTATCAAATCCCGGTATATACAAAACTTCTGCACTGCCAAAGACACTGTTTGGATATCTATCTGTTACACTAATACCACCATCATCATCTACATTTACTATTGCTTGGTTGTTTAATATGTCTGTTGCATCGCTTATACCCAGATAAGCTGATTCAAAACTCCTTGCCTTAGCTTCAGGTGTGTTGGCTCCCGTTTCTTCATAGGCGTCTAGGTTGTCTCGAAATGCTTTTGTAAGGGGATCGTTTAAATTAGGTTCTTTTGGTTTTAAGTCTTCAAGTTTTACGTTACTAAAAGTTTCTTTTATATTACCAAATATATCTTTGGCAGTATCTAGGATACTCATGTTACGCCACCTGTGTTGGGTATTGTAAATCTACGTTATATTTATCGTTAAACACCGCAATATCCTCTGGTGTTATAAGTTGTGCAAAATCAATCATAGCTTCTTCGCTACTCATTATTAATTTAATTACAGAGTCACTGACTTCTGGTGGTAGTCGTTTTCTTAATTCATCGTATGTTAATTGTATGTCTTGTGTAGATGCAACACTTTGTTGTTCTCTAAGATCCATATTAGGATCTGCCATGCCACCTTCTTGCATTCCAACACGACCGCCTTTTTTATAACCAGGAAACTCAGGGAAGTGAATTTCACTAATAACCATTTTGAATAAATTATCTACAATCTTTTCTTGTATTCCTTGTGAGTCTAAACCATAGAAAGCACTGCTTGGATCTTTATTTTCTTCGTTGTCTATAACATTGTTAACACCTTTTGCTATAAGTTTTGTAAAGTCATCACTATCCATTAATCTTGCTTTTTCTTCAATGTTGGCTCTAGTCGTTTCACCATACAAACCATTATAGAAATTATTTTTTATATTTTTATACTCGTTAATCGCTGCTTGTCTTTCTTCGTCTGTCGTAGCATTTTCAAATTTTGTAATAGCTGCATTAGCGCTTTCAATTGCCTCGTTACCTTTTCTAGTTATGTAGTCTTTTTCTAAAATACCTATTCCTAATTCACTTTGTTTTATAAGTGCTTTAATTTCATTTTGTGATTGTTTGTCTAATATTTCTAAACTTAACTCATTTTCTCTATCTAACAGGTCTAAAGAATACTGTTGATCTCTCTCTGCTTGAGCCTGTTCTACCTGTGTCTCATAATCCATTTTTGCTTGTTCAGTAGCTGCACCTAACATAGCCATGTCGTATGCACTTTTCTTATCGTCAAATCTTTGCTTTCTTGCATCAATGCTGCCTGCTATATCTGTAGCTGCACTTGATAAAGCTGGACCTGCTGAAGATAGCGCTGCCATAAAACCACTACCGTCTGATGTTGGTTGTGCACCCATAATCTCTGCACCTGCTGCAGCTAGTCTTAAGTAATCACTTCTAGACAAACCTTTTGGTTCTTCGGGCATGGTCATGTATTGTTGAGCTAATGCAGTAAAGTCTGGAGCACCTGGAACAGAACCAGCATTAGAAAAACCCATCCTAGGTTTTTTTAAATTAGCTGTAATACCACCACCTTGATTGGTGCTACCGCCTCTTCTAAACATTGGTCTATTTAATATTCTAGCCATCTCCACCTACCATTGATCCTATAATACCAGCCAAACCAATACCACCACCAAGTAATGTTTGTAATGTGCTAGGTGCCGGTCTTTGTTGGTAAGTTGTTGATGACGGCGTACCATAAGCAGCTGCCATAAACTGACCAAGGTTACCCATAGTTTGCGCAGGTGCAAGTTGTATACCTGATGCAAGAGCTGCCAATTGATCTTGAATAGCTTGGTTGTAAAGTTGATTTTGTTGTCCCATAGTTGTGTAAGTATTAAGTAAGTTACCAATACCAGTTTGTCCAAACGTACCTATGTTCATTCCTTGTGTTCCTAAACCTGCAAGATTTGATAAGTTACCCGCTGTTAAACCTTGTTGTTGTCCAGACAGCGCTCCTTGCATACCTGCAGCTTGTCCAAACAATCCTACGTTTTGTAGTGCGTTACCTAATGCAGTTTGACCCATGTTAATTTGGTTTTGTACTGCTTGGTTTGCTAATCCTTGTGATTGCATAAATCCTTGATTTAATAACTGAGCTTGTAATAGAGCTCTGTTCTGTGCAGTGTCTGAAGCTAGTTGTCCTTCTGCTACTCCAAATCTTCCTCCACCATATGCACTTCCTGCACTTGATCCAAACATTGCAGCTTGTTCTGCTGCTTGTTGATCAAATTGTGCAAGTGTTGCATCCATAACTTGTTGTTGATACGGAGACATAAATTGTTGGTAACCTTGTGGTCCTGCAAATTGTTGTGCTTGTGCTAAGAAAGGTGCAGCTGCATTTTGTCCTGCAGTTGCTGCTGCGTCTGCATCAGCCACGGTTCCTGCTGCATCGACCAAGGCTTGTTGTCCAGATACAGGACCTTGTGTAAAGTTACCCGCTGCATCAAATGTTCCAAGTGATCCCATCGCAGCTTGATTTAATGCAGATGCATCATCTAAGAAACCTTGATATTGTCCAAGACCTCCTGTAGGTGCCGCCTGTGCTCCTGTTGCAATATTTTGCGCTTGTTGTTGCATTGTATCTTGTCCTGCAACAAAAAAGTCTGATGCGGGAACAGTAGCTCCTGTTATGCCTGTAAATTGATTTGTTGCTGGATTAAATGTTCCACCAAACATTGCGTTTGGATCAGCATAAAAAGGTGATTGTGTGATGTCTGTAGTGTTTACAGGCATACCACCCATAAAGAAATCAGTAAACTGTTCTCCAATAGTGGTGACGTAACCCGGCGGTAAATTTCTTGTAATTTGCGTTTGTGTGGTCATTATACTTGTGCCTCTAAACTATGCATTAAATCATACATTCTTTGTGCTCCTACGTTTGCATCCCCATCCCCTGCTGCTTTTACAGCATCTGCTGTCATTACAAATTCATTCTTTGATAGCATGGCAGGTACGTCGTCAGCTTTTTCTTCTACACCCATAGGAATGAATGTACCATTACGTCCGTCGACTTGCATACCTTGTGGTACACCAGGAGCAGCCGCCATGATGCCGCCTCCCATATTATAGCCGACTCTGCCACCAGATGCCAGCATATATCTATTATATTTTTCCATCAAAAACTCATCTGGGTATCTGCTTTGGCTGTATGGTTTTCCAGAAGTTCTTTCATATGAGTCAAACCATTCTTTCCAAATTTCTCGTTCTTGCTGTTCATCCATGTCTTTTTGCTTTTTAAGTTCTTCTGCTATTTGATTTAAGCTACCTAGAGTCGTTGCTACACCTACAGTTAGTAAAGCTTTTTCAAAATTAAATTCTTTAAACTCTCCTGTTAGAGGGTCATAGTCACTAAAACCTGGCATTATTGCACCAGCTACGGCTGAACCCATATCTGCTGCTTTTGTAAAGAAAGTTTCTTTACTACCTATTTTTCCTATGCTTTTAAGGTAAGCATCTGCTTTTGCTTCTTTCTCAGAAAAGGATAAATCTTTGTCTTTGTATATGTCTAAGTATGCTTCTTGTTGTTCCGCTGTTAAATTAGTGTCTGAGCCAAATACAGGTTCTTTGTAAGGTGTTCCCTTAGTTGTCTCTTCTACAGTTGTTATGTTTCCTTCAGAGTCTGTTATTTTTTTCGTAACTGTTTGATCTTCTACCTTTGCTTGTGCTTCTGTAAAGTCGTCTCCTAAAGCTGGGTCTTTTCCATATGTATAATCAATTGTTTCTTGCATCTGTTTGTTAAATTCAGTATCTGACATCAGCGTGTTTTGACCTCGGAATTTAGATTTATCAAAAGGACTGTCCAAACGGCCTTGTATAAACCCAGTTCCAATGGGCATAGATGATGCTAACATTGGATTTTCATAATAGTTACCAAATTCATTTTTTCTTATACTAAGTCTAGGATCAAGAGCTCTATAAAGAGTACCCGCTTTGTTAAGACCACCCACTTTTTGTGCCGGTAAACTAGCAGCAATACCTGCTGATAATCTTTGTCCTACTGTTCCTCTGGTTGGATCTAATCGTCCAGCTCTTCTTATGGCTCTTGCTTGTGGTGATGATAGTGCTATGCCTGTGGCTATTGCTGAGTATGGATCAAAAGCTCCTTCATTCATTTTCATTGAGCCAAGTTGACTCAAAATCATACTACCTGTAATTCCAAGTTGCGGTGCAACCATTGGAGCGAGCATACCTAAATAAGGAGCAATCTCGTTTGGTATTAAAGCATCACCTAAAAAATCAAAAAAATCTGACATTTATTCTCCGGTCCCTGATCCAATTGGTATTTGAACCACTTTTAATTGTATATCTTTGGCTTTATGGATTGACCAGTCTTGGCCGCAATCGTTGCAGGTGCCGGTTGCCTGTTCGTCTGAATCTACCTCATTATTGCAGTTTTTACAATAAATTCGTTGGTAGACTTCTGGTTGTATAACTGGCACTTCTTTGCCTTCAACCATCTGTGTACCCAATATTTTTGCGTCCTGTATCTTCTTCACTCTGATATTTCCAATACTGATATAATTACATGCAGTGCACCACCCGCACTAGCTGTCACTTTTATAACATCACTATCCTCAAGAACTAGTGGTTGACCTAATATTTCTGTGGCTGTGTTTGCTGCAATGGATAAAACATTTGTAATATTAATATCTGATCCAACACTAGAATCAGCATTCACGACCGTTGCTGTTACAGCGCCACCTGACACATTACATATACGAATAGATTTTACTACAGCTTGTACAGGTTTTTGTGGAGGTTGAGTAGAAGCATTTGCTGTTGGCACAGTGTACACAACTGTTTGTGCATTATTTGCTAAAACAATACTTCTATTTTTGTATACGTCACTCATGCTAAAAACCAAGTCCTTGCTGTTGACTCTTCTCGTAAGTCTTGTTGAAAGGTAAAGTTAAGCTGATTAATTATGTTCTCAAGCTCACGAATAAGTATGTCTTGTTGTTGTCTATCAAATTCATCTTGTGGCAACGGTAATCTTGTAATATTAATTCTAGCCATTATCGTCTTCCGTCCGGATTGATATCTAATCTAACTGTTCCAAATCTCCAGTTTGAGTCTATAGTATTACTAGATATTTTTACATTTGCTTGTCTTCCTCGACCTCTTACAGAAAAGAATTTTGTAGTTGAAGAAGTTGTAGACGTAAATGATCTTGTGTTTGTACTTGCCGGATAATTTGCAAATTCTATTTTTACATCAGTATTGCCTGCTTGATCTTTAAAATCAGGTATAACTCTTGAACATAAAAATACCTCATCTCCTTCTTTTATGTCAAAGTCACCACTTGTAATTTGACAATCCATAGCTTGACCATCATCATTAAAACCATCTTCATGTTCATACAAAGTAGTGCAGCCAGCAGTAACACCAAGTATTGTATTATTATTTGGTATGGAATTTGGATCATAAAAAGTTGCATATGGTTTAGCATAGGTGCCTCTATCAACCCAAGAAGTTCTAACAAACCCATCATTAGTATACCAAACATCTTCTAAATAATTATATGTAACACTTCTGTCTAAAAAGTTAGAGCTTTCTGATGCATAAAACCATGTTACTTCGTTAAAGTCTGTGTTAACTGCAATAGAAACTTGTCCTTGTGCTGTTGAGTTAATATCGTCAAATACAAAATCTTGCACCGTACAATTTAATTTTTTAATTGCACCATCAAATGTATAGAAAGCTGTTTGACTCATCCAATAAGTAACACCATTTACATCTGCAACAGAGTTTGCAGATATGGCGCCACAGTTAGAACCAATTTGGTTTAGACCAAATATAAAAGGTGGACCAATATTGTTTAATGCGTGTAAGGCTGTATCTGTCCAAACAAGAATAGAACCCCTAGATCTTTTAGCTGCAACAATTTTAGATCCGTCTTGTATTCTAAAAGAACCAGCTGTGTTTGTGCTTGCTGGTGCCCACGCTGTAAAATTTTCTTGTGAAGAAAATCTTAAATATAAATCATCTTGCGATCCTGGTGTTCCAATAGTTGTTTCTGTTCCCATCAAGAATATATGTCTGTCAGGAGATGAAACTAACAACACTCTATTTTTGCCAGGAGCTTGTGATACTTTTACAGCTCGAGTCCCGGTTCCACCAGACAAGTCCCAACGATATAAAGCATCATCATTTCTAATAGCCAGTAGGTCTTCACCAAACGTGTCAAACATCCAGTAAGTTGCTTCTAGTGCAATGGTTGTTGTAAGACCTGGTCTGTTCCAACCAGCACCACCACCAATACTTTGACGAGGTTGGTTCCATGCACCTGTACCCCAACCAAAACCAAACGCTGATCTATCTGTGCCTACATTTATTTGATATTTTGCATTACCTGATCCACCTTGCGAGCTCGCTGTGCCAGTAGCATTGCTTGTATGTGTAACTGTATAGCTGTTTCCATCTATTACAGTTGTAACTTCAAACTCGTTATTCATGTCTAGCCCTTGTGCTGTAGAAAAAGAATCAAAAGTTACAAAATCCCCGATGCTCGCTCCATGAGAAGAATGTGTGACAGTCACTGTTGGTGATCCATTAGTCATGGCAAAAGGACCAGTCAACGCTGCTTCTAATCTAATAGGTGTAACGTCATAAAATTGACCTTCTGTATATATGTATAACTTTCTGTCTGTTCCAAGAGCCAAGTGTCTAACACCTGTCAAAGAAACCCAAGCTATAGATGCACGTGCCACACCTGCAATTTTTTTAGTTGGTACGACTTTTGACCAACCACCTACTTTTTCTGGTAAGCCTGTTCTAAACCTAACATTCTTTGAATCTACCCAACGACCCTCTGCACCGTAGGTTGTTGTTTGCTTATCTATACCAGGAGCAAAAGTTGTTTTTACTAATGCCATGTTACTCCTTTGGATATTTATCTTTTACAGTCTTTATAGTTGCTTTCCAACCATCTATGCCGTTGTGATAGATGTCATCTAGTTGATCTTCTATACTTGGATACTCTGCTTTTCTGTCCCTTTGGTATTTTTTAGCTTCGTACTCAGTTTCTAGTTGAGCTTTTTTTGCGGCTATATTGATATCTGAAATTGGAGTAGTTCCGTCATGCCATATAAGCTCATCTACAATAGGTGGATCTGTATTCAGATCATTTTTAATAGATACTTTTGCGTCCGGGTTAATCGCTAATATTGCGTCCATAATAGTAATACTCATACGGCAATCTCGAAAATAGTATAATAGGCTTTTGCACCTAAAAAATATTGATAGTTGTTTGTTTGTAACCAGTGACCCCTACTTGTATTGACACCAAATCTTACACTGTAAGTTCTAGAACTTGAACCTGTGTTTGATTCATACGCTTGGCATGTAAATTGATTCCAAATAGCTGATGACCCTGTTGTGTTTGCAAAAGCAGCAATGTTTGAACTACCATTAAAAATAGACCATAAAACAGTTCCACCCGCAGAGGCATTTGTAACTGCGCTTGATAAAACATGTAACAGCTGACTGTTACTTGCCACTGGTGCATAAACTTGAGTCATAACTTGAATGCCTTCACTCGAAGTCGGAGTTGAAGCATCAAAAGGAATAACTGAAGTAGTATCATAGTTACTAGTACTTACTAATGTTTGCATTTTTAAAAGTCTACCCGTAACAGGTAATCTTGCTGCAGGCACAGTTCCTGATGATAGATTAGATGCATTTAAACTTGTTATACTAGAACCATTACCTGATATATTTGTAAAAGAACCTGTAGTAGCAGATGCAGTGGTTGCTGATACAGTTCCGGAAATAGAAACTCCGGTCGCCGATGTTTCTAATTTGGTGCTTCCCGAATGAGATAATTTTACAGAGCCTGATGTTACAGCTTTTAACATTTCATTGTCTGAACTATCTTTAAATCTTAAATCATTACCTTTCATTATTCCAACTGAACCATCAGAAAAAATTCTTAAATCGTCTCCTGCTCCAAAAGATACTTTTGCTGGAGCTGGACCAGTATCATCAGGAAATACAATACCTCCTGTCATAGTTCCGCCAGCTTTTGGTAATTTACTTCCTAACTGCGTATTGATAGAAGTAGTTGTGTCAACTGATTGAAACTCCGTGTTGTTAACAGAACCGTCTGCAATAGCTGTAGCAGCTATATTAGTTATGTTTGCCCCTGGTATTGCATATTTTCTTGATTCATATGTTGCCATTACGATATCCTTACAAATAAACCAGGACCATATTGAGTACCACCTGAAACGTTTGCAGTTGCAGTTCCTGTTAAAGACAACCAAGTACCACTTAAAGTTGGACCTGTAGCTGAAGCCGGTTGAGCTCCACTAAAAGTTTTTTTAGCAAAAAGAAGGTTTGAAGTTGAATACAATACTACCTTTAAGTTAGATCCTGACGTTGTGCTGCCTCTACCTATAGAAGCTGTTGAATTAAAAATATCATAATAACAAACCTGTACTGATCCTATATCGGTTACAGATGATGGAACTGGTCCTGGTGGACCTGATGGTCCAGGACCTCCATTTGATCCTGGCGATCCTGGCGATCCTGCTGGCCCTTGTAATGCAGCATTTGCAATAGTAATTCTTCTCATGTTACCACCAATTTTTGCAAGTATCTCATCACTACCTGATGCACTGCTAGTTGATGTTTGACCAGATATAAAATCTCCTGTTACACCTGAAGAATTAATTGATAAAAAAGTTGAGTTATCTGCGTTGTTTTTAAACTCAGTTGTATCTTCTAAAAATTTAAGTGTGCCTGTTCCATTTTTAATAATAGAGTTATTAGAGTCGTGAAAAATTTCTAAATCTGCACTATCTCCAAAAGTAGATTTTACATTATCTCCATGAGCAAGAGCTCCTGTCATGGTTCCACCCGCTAATGGAACTTTAGCCCCCAGTTGTGTATTAATAGAGGTAGTGGTATCTACAGTTTGAAATTCTGCATTAGAAACAGTTCCGTCTGCTATCTGATCAGCATTAATTGGAATAATAGCATATTTTCTTGATTCATATGTTGCCATGTTATTTCTCCGTAATTATCCATCCGTCCGTATCTCCTGTAAACACAATCGTAAATCCAGCACCATTTGTAGAAACAGTTCCGTTTGCTGTTGCTCCAAATACTTTTTTACCGTTTGGATTAATAGTTAATGCAGCTGAACCTAAATTACTTTTTATGTCTAAAAAAGAAATTTCATCACCCACTGCTGGAGCAGCAGGTAGTGTTACTGTAAACGCACCAGATGATGCCGTATCTATAAAAACTTTTTGACCACTAAATACATTTGCTGTTGTTGTTAATGGTGTTGATGTCCAATTAGATCCATTTGTGCTACCGCCGCCTGCAAGGGTATAAAAATTTGTACCATCTGTTGCAATAATTGCTCTACCACCTGGTGGCACTAAATCAGAAGTGTTACCACCTGATCCTAATTTAAATTGTATTGTTCCACTAGATGTTCCGTCATTTACAACCCTGTAAATTCTTTCACGCGTATTATTAGGGCTTGTAGTCGTATCTACTTGAATAATTTTAGCAGCTGTAAAATTATGAAATCTTAAAACGGCTTGTCTATCTGGCTGTGTAGCTCTTGTTACAGGTCCATTGTTAAATGTAAGAGTGTAGGTTGAACCAGCTGATCCTAAATCAATTGACAAAAATCCAGATATTGCTTCGTCAAAAATATTACCAAAGTTGTTATTTGTTGTAGTACCCCAAGAGTTTGCCTGTTCACCATCACCAATTAGTTCTATTCCTAATCTATCAGAAAACGTTGATGCCATTATGCTGCTTCTCCTTCAATTGTTCCTGCGCCTGTTGTCGATACCTCAGAATACGAAGACCCTCCGGCACCAGTATTTGGCACGGCTGTACTTGGTATTGTACCCGCACCTGATGTTGATACATCCGAATAAGATGCACCTCCGGCCCCGGTAGTGCTTATAGACGTTCCAGATACCGTAGCTGTAGTTGTATCATCTACATCACTAAATGTAAACGCAAAAAGATTGTCCACGTTAATAGGTACATTGAAACCTACAGCATTTACAGCGTATCCAAAATTAACATTATTTACTGATAGATTGGCTTGTTGACCTACTACGTTTGCTATCCACTCTGGGATTACAGAATTAACACTAGCTGTAATTGTTTGACCAGATACAGCAGCTACAGGACTTAAATTAATTTGCGTACCAGTTATACTGATAGTATTTCCCATACCTGCGCCGTGAACAGTACAGAAATAACTTATATTCCTAACCTCATTTACAGGAGCAATGTATTCGACTCTAGCTCCCGCTTGTCCCGGTGTGCCTACAACAGTTACATTTGTATTATCTAATACTCCGTTTGCAGCAATTCTAAGTGGATGATTTGCATTTGTACCGTCACTTTGATCAAAAATATATTTAGTACCAGTTACAAGAGATAAAGCAGGTTTTTGTACACCATCTATTACAAAAATATTTTGACCACCAGATTGAACAACGGTAACAGCAAATGTTTTTTCACCGTCGTCTTTTAATACAGCGGCATCTAATTCAAATCCTGTTATGCCTGGACCTGTTGCAACTTGTCCTACGGCTGATGTTATAGTTTGGCCAGTTAGTGTTACATCTGCATTTAAAAAAATGTTAGCTTGACTAAAGTTTAAATCTACAGGTATTGCAAAACCTGTTTCAGATGCAATAACTTCATAACCTGTAGTTGCACCCAAACTTACTGTCATTCCTAAACTGTTCGCTGGTAAGTGTATTGTACCATCAGCGATAACAGTTGGATCGTTTAGTGTAACAGTTGTGTTAAAGTTAGCTTCTTGTGGAACAATTTGCGGTGTTATTGTTCCTTCTGTAAGTGATAAATTAAAACCGTTTACAAAGTGAGTTTTTTGTACCGAATATGCATTGGATAAAGTTAAGGTTAAACTTAGACCGGCAGGGGTAACCTTTGCATCAGGACTAAAACCTTTTGAACTAAAAGGAGCTTCCGAAAAGGCAACCGAACCTATACTCATTAGCTATCCTTTTTAAGCTTTTTTATTTCTGCTCTTAATTCTTTTATAGCTTCGATTAATAAAGGCACAATTTTATCGTAGTATACAGTTTTGTAATCTACATCTAAGTTTTCTATTTTTACAATAGGTGCTTCTGTTACAACTTCCGGTAATACTTTTTCTATTTCTTGTGCAGATACTCCAACTTCCATGCCTTCTTTAAATGACTTGCCACCATCTAAACCTTTAGCAATATCATTCCATTCAAAATAATAACCATTTAGTTCATCTACTTTGTCTAGAGCATTATCTATCTTGCCTTTAAAATCTTTTAATCGCTCGTCAGAACTATAGGCTGTGATGTTTGAGCTCGCAGAAAAGGATCCCGAGTATGACCCTGACATTGATATAGTACCTGTAGATGTAATTGTACCACCCGTGCAACCATTACCTGTTGCAACAGACGTAACTCCACTTGATGTTACATAACCTGCACCATTTGTAAGTTGGTTGTTGTTTGTTGGCACTGTTGGTGCTCCTGACAAATTTGAATATGCAACTTGCGCAAAAGCTCCATTGTGAGCTAGAAAATGTCCTGATGTTCCTGCAGCGGGAACAAGACCTGAGTTACCTTTTGGTTGTCCTGAGTCAAACACAATATTACCACTCATTGTACCGCCAGCTTTTGGTAAAGCTGCACTGGCAGTTGTGTTGGCTGTATTAGCTGTATTTGTCGTGGTTGTTAAAACAGCGTCTCTTGCGGAAATATCTACACCATCAACAGTTTCTGTACCAGACATGACTATGTTACCTGTCATCGTGCCACCAGCTTTTGGTAAAGCAGCGTTTGCTGTAGTTGTTGTAGAGGTTAGTACACCGTCTCTTGTTGCAATATCTACGCCGTCAACTGTACCACCAACAATTATATTATTAGCAAAAGTAACATTGTTACTAGAATCTTCTACGACAGCTTTAGATGCTGGTAGAGTACAAAAAACATCTTTTGTACCCGCACTGAAATTTACGTTATTTGTATTATTATCAGAGTTTGCTAAAACTGTTGTACGAGACAACGTGTCCGGAGTTCCAGCAGTTACAGTTCCAATACCAACCTCAAACTCTGCTCCACCTTGCAAAACTATACAGTAATAAGTTGAGTTGCCGTTACCAATTCTTTCTGCAAAAGTTTCAAAACCAGGGACAGCACCTGCTAAATCTACAGTGCCTGTGCCTGTGGTTGTGCTTGTCTCTTTGACTCTATCGTTAATAGCAACCATAATGTGGCTCCTATCCTAAACGAATTATCTCTGATCCACCACCAGCTGCTGGGAATTGAATTGTGAATGTGCCGTTAGAAGCTGTAAAGTCACCACCAAACGCTAACACAACAACAGCATCGTCAGTAGGAGCACCACCATCTTGTCTATAAATCAAAGCACCATTTGCAGTAAATGATGCACTTGTCCAAGATACATCTGCAAAATCAACAAACGCTGTTGTACCAGACAATGTAACAGTTGGAGAAGTTAAAGCCTTACCACCTGCTGAATAAGCAGCTCCTGATGAATTTGTTACTTCGTTTGAAGATGAGTATGCAGTAGTTGCAGCTCCTAAACTTGCTGAAGAAGTATATAGCGCAATATAATAAGCGACACTTCCTGTGCCATCAAAGTCGTGATTTCCTTTTAGTAGCTCTCTTTTAAACACACTACAAACTGCTTGTGATATTGCCATAATATTCTCCTATTAAGGGTTTGCAGATGGTATAGGAACACGTAAACTTCCGTCCCTATATTCATCTCTTCTTTTCTTACCTAATTGTTCTTGTGCAAGTGCTTGTATAGCCTCTTGATAAGAAGCTTCATACACTTGTTGGTCGTTCGGCGCTTTCAAGAACTTAAACGCTTCACATAAGCAGGCATACAATAAAACATTAGGAGCATTTACGCTGACCCATGTTTTGGTATTACTACTTGATAAGCCTGTTGGTTTTTTAGTAATACCTATCTCAAATTTATACACTGCATTGGGAGTAGGTGCAACGACTATTGTGCCCATATCCCAGTTGGCATAATATCTAGGTATAGCAGTTGAAGCTACCTCTGGAGTATCATAATACTCACTCATAAAATCTTGATCCACTCTAACCAGATCATGTCTTTGTTTTGTGCCAGAATCTGTATAAATTGTTACATATCTAATGGTCGCAATTTCGTCCAATTGTGGTGCGCTGGGATCAGTGGCATCATTACCTGGTAATTTTACAAATCTGTTACCAGATGCGGTATTACCATTTACGTAAACATTGTCATTATTTAATTCAATAGACCTAAATATTCTATATTCAGCATGTTCTATAAAGTCATTAATAATAGTATCAGTTAAAACCTGATTATCTGTTTCTGTGTAATCTCTAATTTGTGTTACTAATTCTGCGTATGTTGTCATGCTAATAAACTCACTGGTCCTACGGAAGCTTCTCTACCTCCAAAACTTCTTATACCACCACTTTCAAAGTATTTAAAGCCTTTACCGCCAGCAGCCTCAAACTGATTTATATAAGTTAATCTGTCATCAATTAACAATTTATTGGCTCCACCATAGGGACCTTTATTAAAGTTTGTAGCATAATTATTTGCTGCAGGAGCTCTGGCTCCTGTTAAATTAGCTGATATCCATGCATTTTTTTGGTTAGTCATGTTGGTGCTTGTAGTAGTAGACAGAACCTCGTAAGAACCATTTTTAGCTATAACCAAATCAATTAATGCATCTGCTTCTGCTCGTTTTGCTAAATTTTGGAAAAAAGTGGTTGGCACTGCTGCTATTGCAGCTAACTCTATTTCTGGTGTTAGTTCGTACCAATCACCACCTGAATTTAGTAAACCTTGTGATGTAGCAAAAGTTGCGATTGCATTGTAATATTCTGTCAACACGCCGTCCATATCAACATAAACAGTCGTAGTTCCAGGGCTACAATTAGCAGTTAACCAATCTGTTAAAATATCATTTGGTGAAAAAGAAAAATTATCATTGTCTATTTTTGTTACAACATGTCCGGGTGCGTAGTTTATATCATCGTCTTCTATGTGTGAGACTTCTGGGTATGCAGGGAAATGAGATTCCACTTTTCTAAATCTAACAACATCATTAGTTGCAAAACCATGACCTGGGTCATTTACAGTTACAATTGTAGAGTCTCTAGCACCTGTGCTTAACGCTCTTGAACTTAATATGTGAGCAACTGCAGACTCCACTCTATCAGGTCTTGCGTTTTGCAAACCTTGTGCGTCTCCCTTTTGTACTTTTGGTTCTAGTTGTGGGTGCTTTTGTTCAAACTCAGACTCATGGACTAGTGACCCATTCCATTCTCTACGCATTTCTGCATATGGAAATGCCATCCCGCTTCTGTCAGATATGGCTTTTGATTTTTTACCTGTAGCAAAATTAGACATTTGGGTAATATGCCTGTGGAGTTATGAACGTACTAGAAGATGAGCCATCCTCTGCTAACGCTCTTTGTAGTTCGTCTTCGTACAACAGTTTCATTTGCTGTACCAATTCTGGTTTATTTTTTTGTGATAAGTAGTAAGACAAACCTGCTAACATGCATGGCACAAATCTGTAAGGCACGTCTGCTGTGTTACTGTAAGCACCCGCATCCTGTATTCTTTTTACAAAATAGATAGCAAGATCTTTGGCTGCATTAGTTGCATCAGGTGTTGGGTATACAGTTAATAACGTGTGGTCTATAAATCTTTGAACATAATATTGTGATGGTGCGCCTTTTGATAATTTATTAGATAAGCCAGAATATGTAGATCTGTTTATTTTTGTAAGAGCAGAATCACTCTGTGTTGTTAGTGTTTTACTGCTCCTTAGTGCTGCTTCTAAAATATCATCAACACCATATATGCCGTTTGTAGGTGATGTAGTTGCACTTGTGCCATCACCAGAGCTTCTGAAAAATTTGTATTCTGCTTGACCCTCAACTAAATCAACATTTGTCTTGTCTATTTCCCAATAATGTAGACCTCTATTGGCCCATTCTTGGAACATTATATTTAAAGAACGTCTTGCTGATTTTAATTGATAACCACTTACTGATTTAATTCCAACTCTATCATAGGCTTCTTGTATAACGTCGTCGATTAAGAAACCACTTTCAAAAGTAGTTGTACCTGATGTTGCCATCTAACCTCCTAGTTGAACGTTACTGTAACGCCACCAGTATTAGTTAAATCTAAAAAGACTCCTGTTTTAAATCTTATTCCACTTCCAGGAATAAAGATTTGCAGTCCTTCTTCTCCAAACAAGAAAGTATGTGCTGTGCCTGCTGCAGAAGTATTGTCATAAAGTATAACACTACAGTTGGCATTATTGCCTTTTGCTTGGATAGATGTAACTCTACAAGGTCCAGTTACTAATTGTCCATCAGCTATTGCGTGTGCTGTTCTTTGGTCTGATGTGAATGATCCTCCACCTGCCATAATATTCTCCTCCTAAATTTGTGGGGCCGAAGCCCCACATTAATTTTGTATTAAGCTATTGTTGCGCCGTTTACTGAAGTAGCGACCCAGCCAATAGTGCTGTTCCAAACTAGAGTTACTGATTCAGCAACTGCATCAAAAGCAATTGTTGATCCGTTTGCAAATGTAGTTGGAGTAACTGTTGCAGTTCCACCACCATCAACAATCATGTTAATGATTTTCATTTGCCCTGAAGTTGTTCCATCAGCTAAAGTTACTGCAGCAGCTCCGCCGGCTGTAGTAAGCTCTGTTATTAGGTTTACAGTGTCTGCAGCTCCTGCGCCTGATAATGCTTGTACTCCGCCTCTAATAGCTTTGTTATAAGCAGCATTACTAGTTATAGCACCAGTAGTTGCATTTTTTGTTATATCTTCGAAACCGTTCTCTGATCTGACCGGTCCTGAAAAAGTAGTTGTACCCATGTGTTTATCCTCCTGTTAATTTAACACAGTCGCGAGGCCGTCTGGTCAAGTCTGTGTTTCTTTGAATATACGCTTTTAATTTTGTGATTGCAAATAAAAAGGGCGGCCGAAGCCGCCCTCTTAATAGGTTTATAACCTTAACGATTATGCACCTGGAGATCCGAAGATACCTCTAGGATCAGAGAAGCCGAA